GTCAAGGCCTCGCACGGTATGGCACTCGAGGAGTTGGCAGCTTTTCTCGAGGAAAAAATCAAGGCAATTTAAGTTTCTCTTTCCGGGGAGATCTTCACAGCCGGAGGAAACGTGCACCGCGGGCGCACAAAAAAGCAGCATCCCGAAATGGTGTGCTCCCCGTCAAGTGGACACTGAAAAATAATAATGATGTCATCAGCTGGATCTGCTCCAGCTGATGATTTTTTGTTATGCAGCCAGTCCAAAATGCTCATGGTACTCAAGCGGCGTCATGAGCTTCAACCGGCGCTGGATACGCTTGGTGTTGTAGTATGTGATGTAATCCTCAATGGTCTTGACTAGGATCGCTCTCTCAGTAAAGCGCTTCCCGTAGTACGTTTCACGCTTCAGGATTCCCCAGAAGCCTTCCATTGGTCCGTTATCGATGCAATGCCCAACCCTGGACATACTCTGTGTCATGTGGTGATTAACCAGTCTCTGATGGAACTCTCTGCTGGTATACTGAAAACCACGATCTGAATGAAAAAGAGGGTGTGCATCAGGCTCTGCGGCAACAGCCGCGTCGAACGTATTCATGACCAGCGGATTGTCGTTGTGGTCGCTGATCTGATAAGCCACGATCCTGCGGTCATACAGGTCCAGGATCGCACTCAGATAGACCTTGTGAACTTCTATTCCTGTGTAGTACTTAAACTCAGATACATCGGTCAACCACTTCTCGTTGGGCCGCTCCGCTGTAAAATCACGGTGCAGGATATTCTCTGCAGTGTACATCGGGTCTCTCGATCCCCTGGTGCATCCCTTGGGTCTCCACTTAATCGTCGACTGTATGTGCTCCTTCCTGCAGATCCTGTGAGTCCTTTTGTCGGTGATATGAATGCCGTCTTCGTGTTCAAGATCGTCGCGCAAGCGGCGATACCCTTTGTCCGGGTGTTCCTCATGATGCTTCCGCAGGCGATCTGCAATCTCGTTATTTCGAAGCTCGCGCCCGGAATGAGGATTCTTCAGCCACCGATAGTAGGCTGCTCTTGTCACATGAGCGTATCTGCAAAGCCTGTTCACAGGGTAGTGGCAGCTATCCACAAGTTCCTTGATCGCACGATATTGAATTAGATGGCGAACTAAAGATTGCGATCTTTCATCTTCAGTTCTCTGAGTTTTTTTAGGAGCTCATTCTCCATCTTCAGGTCTGCGTTCTCACGCTTTACACGCGCCAGTTCGTCCCGAAGTTCTTCCTCCTTAGTTCTGCTGGGCTGAGTGCCGGCACGTCGTCCACGGCGGTCCTGAAGGCCGGCATCATCCATCTCCTTGTACTTCAGCACCCAGTTTCGAACCTGCTGATAGGAGCATTCGTATTTCTTCGCAGTTTCCCCGTAGTTGCAGTCATGATCCAGGCAGTACTGAACAATTTCCTGTCGTTCCTCAAGAGTTGTCTGTCTCGCCTTTTTCAAGTAGCTTCCGCCTCCACTTCCACGAGATGTGATTGTCCCTTGAGCATTATAGTCCTTTATCCAGTGTCGGAGCTGACAGTCGCTCCTCAGCCCATACTTAATTGCTATATCGCTGAGAGATCCTCGCCCGCTCAGGTAGTCGTTGACAGCTGCAAACTTGGTCTCTTTGGAGTACACCTTGTTATGGTCTTGATGGAGGAGCCCGGCTGGCCCGGATGACTTATAGATGACAATCCAACGTTGCAGGGCTGATCTAACTACACCCAGTTCTCTTGCCTTTCTGCCCTCACTGATCCTCCCGGCTAAGACATCCTCCACTGCCTTCACCTTCTCGGCCGGATCTATCCTGCTTTTTCTGGACATAAAATGTCCCCCTCCATAGGACTTTTATATTTCGGTGTCCTACAAAGGGGGAGCATATCAGGAGACAATCCCATGAGCGAGCCTGCTCTTATTCGTTGATGTCGATGGCGAGTCCGGATTTGAACCGGACGGTGAAGTGGTCGTCGTAGACGGTGATCTGCTGGATGAGCTTTCGGACAAGGCTTTCGTCGAATTCTGTGATTTCGGCCTGCTGCTTTCCGATGAATTCCTGCAGCTCGGCGATGCGCTTCTGCGTCTCCTCGCGGCTGCGGGTATCGGCTTCGGCCTGTGATTTCTGCTCCCGCAGCCGGAAGATTTCATCGGCGATGGCGTCGTAGTCCTGCTTGTTGTTGGCTTTGCGGATGAGTTCCTTCTGTAGCTCGTCGAGCCGTGCCTGAATGCCGTCCGGGCTCATCGTGTCGGCGGTGGTTATCGTTTTGGCAATGTTCTCCTGCATCTGCCGGATGAAGCCGTCCCTGTCGGTGAGAATCAGGTTAAACGCCTTGACCGTGACCTCCTGCAGAAGGTCTTCCTTGACGGTTCGGCTGGTGCAGTTCATGGTTGCGCGGCTGGGTTCAAGGCGGCTGATGCATCGCCAGACAATGCTTTTGCAGCCGTGGTTGTTCCAGTGGACGCGCCGGTAAAGCTCGCCGCATTCGCCGCAGACGACCATCTGTGAGAAGCAGTTGTTGCCGGAGTAGATGCGCTTCTGTCCGTTCGGCCCGGTGTGAACCTTCCTGCGCCGCACAAGCTCGGCCTGCACCTGCATGAAGATGTCCTTCGGAATGATGGCCTCATGATCGTCTTCCACATAGTACTGCGGCAGGGCTCCGGTGTTGCGTACGCGTTTCTTGGTGAGGAAGTCCGTGGTCACGGTTTTCTGCAGCAGGGCATCTCCCATGTATTTCTCATTTCGCAGGATCTTGTTGATGGTGGAGTCGTACCATTTTGTCTTTCCCGCGCCGGTGAGGATGCCGTCCTTCTCCAGCCCTTCGGCGATCCTCTTCATGGAAAGACCTTCGAGGTACTCCCGGTAGATGCGCTTGACGACCTCCGCCTGCTCCGGGTCGATGACGAGGTGGCCGTCGCTGTCCTTGGTGTATCCGAGGAAGTGGTTGTGGTTGACCTGCACCTTGCCCTGCTGGTAGCGGTACTGGAGCCCGAGCTTCACGTTCTGCGAAAGCGACTGCGATTCCTGCTGCGCGAGGCTCGCCATGATGGTGATTAGGACCTCGCCCTTGGAGTCCATCGTATTGATGGATTCCTTTTCGAACCATACCGCGATGTTCTTGTCCTTGAGGAGCCGGATGTACTTGAGGCAGTCGAGCGTGTTGCGGGCGAAGCGGCTGATGCTCTTGGTGATGACCATGTCGATGTTCCCGGCCATGCATTCGTCGATCATGCGGTTGAACTCGTCACGCTTCTTCGTGTTTGTGCCGCTGATTCCATCGTCGGCGAAGATTCCGGCAAGCTCCCATTCCGGGTGGCTTTTGATGTACTCCGTGTAGTGGGAGACCTGCGTTTCGTAGCTGGTTTCCTGTTCGTCCGAATCAGTGCTGACGCGGCAGTATGCCGCCACGCGTAGCTTCGGCTGCTCGGCTTGCTTGACGTTGTTTCCGACCTGCCGTCTGGCAGGGATGATTGTCACGTTTGCCATCACTGCGCCTCACTTTCAATCAGGCTGTACAGGTATTCCGCCTGCTGCTTTGTGTCGTCATAGGCCTGCTCGGGAGCGGCCAGCTTGAAATGGGTCGGCGGTTTTCGTGTGTCCGGCGACTGCTTTTTTCTGTTCGTCCGTCCGAGCTTCTCTGCCCGGTGCAGGCGTTCGGCTTGTGCTTTGTCGTAGGTTTGCTGGTCGATGATGGCGGGGTAGTAGTCGTCTCCGAGGTAGTGTCTGTTTTCGAGCAGGCGCTTTGCCGAGCCGTGCCAGGTCTGGATTCCCGCTTCGTGTGCAGCCTTGGCAAGCGCCATGCCATCAAGGTAGTTTTTGTAGAGGTTTCTTATCTGCTGGGCTTTCTCTTTATCGATGACCGCTTTGCCGTTTTCGATTCTGTATCCGTATGGTGTGTGTCCCATGTTTTTCACATCCTTTCCGTGAGCGTGAGCCCGCATTTGAGCTGGAATACTGCCTCGTGCCGTGAGCGAATGACAATACGTTCAACGAACCGTGTAAAAAGCCGGTCGTCGAAGTATTCCAGCATCGAGCTTTTCTCGGTGAAGTGCAGCAGATCCTCTGCATGCATCAGAGCTGTGGCTTCACTGCTTGTCGTGTTCTGCAGGGCGTCTATCTGTTTTCGAATGCCATCGGCCTGCGAGAGAAGCTCGGCTGTTTGCTGGCTGTAGATCACTTGGTCGATGAATCCCTGCGCCATGAGCTTCGTGAGCGTCTTGCGTTTGTCGGCATTCTCGGCAAGGCTTGTTTCAAGCTGCTGTATTCGGCTGAGTGTCTGGCTCGTAGAATTCCGCTTCAAACTTTCCGCATATGGCTTGAGGATCAGCCGGTGCACAAAGATGAGCTTGTTCATCATGGTCATGAATGCGAGCTTGAGGTCGCTGTCCCGGATGAAGAGCATGGAGCATTTGCTCTTGTCGGCGAGATGCGTCTTGCAGCTCCATGCCGCGTAGCTTCCGTCTGTTGTGTAGTTGATGCGCCGCTTGAATGTTGCGCCGCACTCGCCGCAGATGATTCTGCCGGAGAATGCGTAGCGGTTCTGGTACTTTTCATCGCCCTTGCTGATATTCTTCTCATCAGCCCGCTGCGAGATGAGCTTTTGCGCGGCTTCCCAGTCCTCGCGGCTGACGATCGGCTCGTGATGATTCTGCTGCAGGTACTGTGTTTGTTCACCGTGGTTCAGGTGCCGCTTGTAGGCTGAATCCGACCATGTCTTCTGGTAAAGGCAGTCGCCGCAGTATTTCTCGTTTGCGATCATCCCGCGGATTCCTGACGGGCTCCAGCGCCCGCCTCGCTTCGTCGGGATCTGCTCCCGGTTGAGCTCCGCGGCAATGGCAGCGGTACCCTTTCCGGCAAGTGTCTCTGAGAAGATACGGCGGACAATCTGCGCCTGCTCCGGGTTAATGGTCATCGTCTCGCCGTCCCAGTCGTAGCCGTATGGCGGATAGCTTATCTTGAACGTGCCGTTCTCGAACCGTTTTTTGATGCTCCATTTGCTGTTCAGGCTGATGGAAAGGGATTCGTCTGCTGCCATGCTGGAGAGGATGGAGAGGAACAGTTCGCTTTCCATCGAACCGGTGTTGATGTTTTCCTTTTCGAACCAGATGGGAATATTCAGCTCGAGGAGCTTTCGGACGAGTTCAAGACAGTCGGTGGTGTTGCGTGAGAATCGGCTGATGCTCTTGGTGATGACCATGTCGATCTTCCCGGCCTTGCAGTCCTGCATGAGCCGTTCAAGCTCCGGACGCCGGGATTTGCCGGTGCCGCTGATGCCCTCGTCGTAGTAGATCCCGGCGAACCGCCAGTCGTCACGAGAGGTGATGTAGCTTTCATAGTGCGTCTTCTGTGTTTCAAGGCTTTCAAGCTGTTCGTCCGAGTCCGTGGAGACGCGGCAGTAGGCGGCAACACGCAGCTTCT